ACATTTCCGGACGCTCGTCAGCAGCGGTAATAACCACACTGCGTCCATCTTTCGGCTCAACACTTGTCACGCGAAATTTCTTGCCAGGCGTCGCTTCCGGAGAAATGTACGCGATCCAATCTTCAGGAACTGCATCTGGAAAAGCCGCCAGATTTACATTCACGCCTGTCACCGTGAGCTCATGCGTTTCGGCGGCGATCGTCGCGGTGCCGATCTGTTCGGTGCCGTCCGGTGCGACTATCTTGACGTACACAGGATTCGCACCCATCGGATCAATGCGCCGCACGAGCCGCACGAAGGTGCCTGCCGAGCCGTCTGCGAGCCTCGAGGACGCCGCCCACATCGTCAGATCGTGGGTGATGAAGATGACGTTGCCCCGACGTAGCAGGAGACCTTCCTGCGCGGCCTCGAAGGTCACCCGACGCCGCTGGAAGAACTGCCTGGCAGCCAACAGATTCGCCTCTCGCTGGGCCTGCGTCTTGACCTTGCAGCCCCAGAGCCTCACGCGCAGCTCATTGTTCGGCAGGATGAAGCCCGGCACGGTCTTGCGCACCTCGAGCTCTTTCCAATCCTCGTCGGGGTCGGTGTAGTCGATAACGATTTCCTCGGGCACATTCTCACCGAGATAGGACAATTGGAACGAACCAGCGACAATGTTGGGCATGCCAAAACTGGCGACAGGCACCTCGTTCTTGTCCTCGTACACCACACCGAGCTTGCCTGTGTGCCATGAAGGGCTGGCGCGGCCGATGCGGGCGATCTTGCCAAGGGTCTCGAACGCACTGCTCTGCTCAGTCACCACTGCGCTGAATTTCAACTGCTCAATGTCGCAGTATCGCGCCCACAGCACAATCGACTCGATGTCGATCCGAGACCACTCGATGCCGCACCCAGCCATCCGCACCCGATCAGGAGTCTCTGGGCCAACGATCCAGCCCTGCCAGTTTGTCGCCGCCCATGAGGTTGTCGAGGTGTTCATAAACAACCCGCGCAGCCAGTGCAGATACCACCACGCAGGGTTCTCGGTGGCTTGCCACACCCAACCGGCTCCGGGTGGCGCGGCGGTCGGGAATCCTGCGCCGGTCCAGACCCAACATTTAGCCGTCACGAGCGCGTTCAAGTCGTCGATGCTGCCGTTGATCTGCCCGCCAGCACGAACGCTGATCGCGTACCGATTCTGCGCCACACCACGATCGGTGGATTCCGCAGCCGCCACAGCGGCGTCATAGTCGGGACGGAAGAATTTGGCCTGTGTGAACTCAAAGTCCTGCGTGAGTCGAGCGTCGGTCGAGTCGGTCGTGACCTTGCGTACCCGCACTTCGTATCGGTTCCCGATCGGCACAGCCCAACCGAAAGTCCGGCGCACAGGAAACTGGTCCGCATTAGAAAGGGTGAGCGGGGCGGGCACTCCGGGCGGAGGCAACCAGATGCCTCCGACCACTCGGTACTGGATCTCAAAAGTGCAAGACGCGACTTCGGGGCCGTTGTTGCCGCCGTACCACAAGTTGCCACTCAAATCGACCTGGATGTACTCGACGTCATTTGTGTAGCTCGACCGAGTGACAAAGCCGCTGTCGGTGACGTTTGCGTTCTGCCGCAACTCGCCGCCATCGACCGACAAGACGTTGGTCCGCCAGTCAGAGCCCAGCGCAGCGTAGGGCGGGAACTCAGGCGACGGAGCGCCGGTAAACGCGGTGCGGGTCGTCTCAAAAACAGCCGAACGCGACACGAGCCCTTTGTAGTTCGAGAGCGGCGTCTGCCCGAGGCGCAGATCGGTGATCGTCAGGTCACCCAGGCCAAAATTGAAAACCTGGTTGAGCTGAACCGTGGTCTCAGGCAACGAAGCGGTCGTGGTGGTCTCGTAGCTATACCGCACGGCAATGTCGAAGGTGTTCCAGTTAGGTGTGGAGATATTGGTCGTGTAGAGCCCTGTGTTCGAGTTGTAGTACAGGTCGATGTAGTCGACGCCCGATTGACTGGTGTAGCCAAAATTTCGAGTTCGGTAGATATTGGTGCCCGAGTACAACCCCCAGGGGATCAGGAAACCGTAATCGGGACCATTGGTTGGGTACTGTTGAAACGCATCAACTCCTGTGTCGGTATAAGTGTCCGTCCCAGCGTCGTACTGAGCAGCAGTGTAGTTCTTGGTGATCGTCTCGATGTAAGTCTGCGTCCGGATGTTCTCAGGATCGTTGACGAATTGAGTCCAAGGCCGCGCATCCAGATCGGGCGAGAACCGCAGCGAACCCATCACGACAGGCAGAGACCCATACGCTCGCACATTGTTCCGTGCGGCGCTGACGCTGTACGCATTCGGAGTGTCTTCGATCTTCGCAAGATCACTTTGGTCCGGGGCGAAGATCGCGTTGACAGCATAGTTGAGCGCGAGCGCCGCGCCGACCTGCACGAACAACGTCGCTGCGGCCAACTCGTAACCCAGGAAGAGCCCAACGTCGACGAAGAAGAACGCCAGAGCACTGATCGGGTCTTCCGCCTTGCGGTGATACGACACGACAGGCGCGTCCACCACATCGGTCGGCTCGACGATGTTGCCCCCGACAACGATGATGACGTCCTTCGGCGCACCGATCAACCTGCGGATGTCGTCATAGGTCGTGTTCGCGTCCTGCAGCGAGATGTGCCGAGTCGTGTGCCCTGCCAGCGTGATCGGATTCGGAAGGTAATGCGCGATCACGTTCACGGGAGCACCTCGTAGAAGCCTTCGACGCGGAACACTCGCTGCGCGAGGCGCAGCGGCTGGCGGACGGCAAAGCCCGGCGTGTCGATCGTGTGGAGCACCGCTGGCGGCCCCGCGTCAAGACAGAGAACCCCTGCGTGCATGACTGGAGAGTCAGGTCGCATCAATACAATCATGCCATCACGCAGCGGCTCCCCTTGCGGCACCCGCCGAGCCCATTCGGAGCGATTTCCCATCAAGGCGTGGTGGTTCTCCAAGGACGGAAGGTCTTTACGGATTCGAAGATAGGTTTCTACGACGTGCTGCACAAGATGTATGCAGGACGCGAATTGCATTTCGAGGTATTTATCGGTCCAACTGCGCATCAGAATAGCCCCGGTTTGGTGGATGGGCGGTATGTGAGCGGCGTCCCTGGGCGATCCAGGATGTTGTCGTACACTAACTGCGCAGAGAATGTCTGCGGCGTCACGGTGATGTTGCCGACAGACAGCTCGATCTCATTTTCGATGACATTCGGCGTCTCGCGGAAAATCTGGATCAACTTCATCCGCGACCCCCGCAACCCGTAGGTGTCCTCGACCAATCGAACGAGCTGTCGGTTGACATTGTCGAGCACGATCCTCGCCTGCGGAAGCGTGTTCTCCGTCTGGTGCGGCAACTCTAGAGTGGCGGCGATCGGTGAGTACTGGTTGCCGTTGCTTGTGATAGGATCAGTGTCCACCACAAATCGCAATGGCTGCGGCAGAGCGCTATGGCTGAACTCGATCAACATCACCCACCGATTGGTGGGCGACAGAAGCCTGAACTGGGTCTTTGCGTTGGTGGAGTACGGCATCAGTACCAGCTCTCAATCGTTGCTTCTGCGAACCACACCCCGACTCCGTTCGCCAACACTTGACGCGGCGTCGTGAAGGAAAGTTCGCCGCCCTTGAACCTGCATCGAACGGCCTTCTGTTCCACCGGATCGTACATTGTCCACCAAGACGCCCCATTGCGCAAGTCGTCGCGCAGCCAGCACTTGAACTGCTGAAGGTTTTCTAACGAACATAATTTGATCCTTGCATTGCGTTCGATGCGGCGTCGAGTGATTGGCGAGTCCTGTCGCACATATCCGTCCTCGAAGTCTGTGCGCAACAGAGCGGGCACAACGCGCTCGCTGTACCCCTCGAGCAGAATGATCGCGTAATCGGGCAGGGCGGGAATGCTCATCGGCGCAACCTATTGGCATTGGACATGTTCTGGTAGATAGGACCATTGGTTCGGATGTCCTCGAGCAACACCGAGATCACCAACCCTTTGCCGTCAAAGCTGCTTTCCGCTGTGGCGGATTTCGCCTGCCCTGAATTCTGAATGTTGACCTGCACCGGCATGTCCTGGGAACGGGCGGCGGTCGCCGCGCTGTTCGACTGGCCCACCAACCCGCCTGCAGCGAAGCGTTTGCCGCCGCCCGCCCCAAGACCCAGTTTCGGCACCTGCAGCCGCCGCAAAGCCTCCATGAAGTCCGCGCCGTAATGCGCAACTGTGCGCGCCGGTTGCACGAACTCGCCATTCGACAATCGAGCCGGGATGCTGTCGCTCGTGCCGCTGCCCGGTCCGCGCACCATGCCACCCTCGGCGAACCCAAAGACCTTCCCGAGGCCAGCGCCAAATCCCCCGCCTGCGATCGCGCTAAAGATCCCGCCTGCGATCCTGCGGCTGATGATCTGGGTGAACTGTTGTGCCACAGATTGCGCGAGGCTTTTGAATGCGTCTTTCAGCTTGAATGTGCCGTTCAACAGACCATTGATGGCGGTCTCGAATCCTTGCTGCAGCGCGTTGTTCATCGCGATCGCCGCAGGCGTCAAAGACTGGAGCCCCT